AAAAGCCGCTGGAACTCATTATACTCAACAGCCTAAACAGATCTGTCCACATTGTGGAATCCAGGCTAGCAAGGCAAGATACAACGGCTTTCACGGTGACAAATGCCGTGCCCGACTAAATACTCTGTAACAAAAAATTCACCGTGAGATGGGAAGGCAAGAGACCTGCGTCAGCAGGTTTTTTGTTGGCTTTAAACCTTGTACCATGACAGGTATTGAGCAATCTTCTTGGTGACCGTGGCCCAGTCACCTCGTGTGGGCTGTCTAAACAGCGTGGCAGTGGGGTACCAAGGTGAGTTGTTGCGATCCAGCAGCCAGCGCCAGTCCTGCCCGTACTGATTCAGCATGATCCAAGTGGGTCTGCCCAGGGCTCCACTCAAGTGACTGATGGCAGTGTCCACAGATATCACCACATCCATGTGCATGAGCAGGGCCGCTGTGTCGGCAAAACTGGCAATAGTTCCGGGATAGCCAGTGACCCCGGCCGCCGTGAGTTGTGCTGACTCTTCAGCATCAGCATCCACCTGCAGGTTTATCCATTCGTACTGAGGATTTGAACGGATCATTTCCAGTATCACAGGAAATGGCACACTCTTGTGTTGATGTATCCAGGAATCTTTGCGACCACTCCAACTAAAACCCACTCTCATGCGCTTTTTAGGTCCCAGTCTATCTTGCCACGCTTTCATCATGGCCGGAGTGGCAGTCAAATAATTTTGCATTCGTGGTAAATTATCCAGAGTGATACCCAGTATACCCGGAATACTCATGATGGGAACCCAGTAGTCAAACTCACCCATGTCATCACCGTATCTACCAGTGCGTTCTATAATGTTGCTTTGATTCAGTAAAGGAATCAAGCCATCAGTGACTTGTAGTCGGACTCGAGCACCTGCGGCATGTAGATTAAAAATGAACCTGGCGAACTGAACACAATCGCCGTGACCTTGTTCACCCACAACTAGAATAGTTTTGTCTCTAAGGTCTTCACCACGCCAGCGCGGCTGGGCGAACCGTGGTTCAGTGCCTTGCAGATGTTCAAACTGCCAGCGAGTTTCATACTGTGCCCAGCCACGAGCATAATCACCCATCAGCAGGTATGCCACCGCCAGGTTAAACTGTGCAGTGATGTTGGTGGGATCCAACAAAATAGAATGTTGTAGGAATGGTATGGCACGTTGGGGGTGTCCCAGTTCACGCATGACATTGCCATAGTTGCAAAAGGCTGCGGCATTGTCTGGGTCTTCTACCAAGACCTGCGCATAGCATCGCAGTGATTTTTCAGGTTCGTGGTCAGCACGTGCCTGATTGCCTTGTTCGATTAAGTCTACTTGTTGTTGATTCATAGGGATATTTACGCTGTGGTAGTGTCCTATTTTACATTTTCGCTAAATACTTGTCAACACAATAGGGTGTTTTATGCAGGTTTCCCCTGCGTAGTGCCTAGAACGCACATTGGGCTTCTATAAGGAGAAATCAAATGGGAAGAGCTCTTAAAATACAAAAAACAAACATTGGTGCAGGCACTACTGTTTCTGGATCCAATCCAGTGGTCACAACTTACAATCAAAACGTACTAACTGATGCTGGCTACCCAAATTTTGGATCATTGACTGATCCAGTTTATAACTCACCAGTTCAAACACTGGACAGCACACAGTATCTGGGTGTGGTTGGCGGTTCACCCACTACCAGTACAGCAAGTGCAACCAATCCAGAAATTGCCGCATTGGTAAACATTACCCTGGCCGATGGAACTGCTACGTATGCTCTTGCCAGCAGTTATACTGGTCGTATTATACGGCAAAAAGGCTCACACAAGTTCTTGGTTGCCTACACAGGTGGCACCACTGCTGATGAAGACATGATTGTGGGCCAAGCATATCAAATTGTTGCTCTTGGCACAACAAATTGGCAAGCATGTGGTGCACCAAACGGTGCCGCAGTTGGCGATATCTTTACTGTTACCGCTATTGGTTCGGGTACAGGTACAGCATATCCCGTTGGACAATGTGTGTTGTCAAACACAGCCACTCCAGCATCCGGTAACATGAGTATTGCTTACTCTGTGGGCGACTCAAGTGCAGTATATGCCAGTTACATCACCAACAAGTGGATACGGGACTGGAACGGCATGACGTATGGCAACTACGCCAACAGCAATCTTGGCACAAACACACAATCCAGTGAAAACTTCTATCCTGTGAACTTCTTCACAGACGAAGGCACAGTCACATGGTCTGGTGCAGAAGTTGTTGCAGGTGCTCAAGCACAAAACGGCACACTACAATTGGCACAGGTGTCCAGCGTCACAAGTTAATTTGTAACCCCCAACAATCCTCCCGGATACATACTGGGAGGATTTTTTATGGCCGCGGCATTTGTATTGGGTAACGGTGTGAGCCGTCAAGCACTAGATTTAACAGTGTTAAAAACACTGGGCATTGTCTACGGATGCAATGCCATCTATCGTGAGTTGGTACCTGATGTGCTGATCAGTACCGACACACCCATTAGCGAACGCATTCAAGCCGAAGGCTACAGCCAACAGCATGTTCACTATACCAGAAAACCCTTGCCTGATTCTGGGTCAAGACGCATAGCACAAAAATATTTTGGATTCAGTTCGGGACCTGTGGCAGTGGCACAAGCCGCACTGGATGGTGCTGGTACCATCTATCTTGTGGGATTTGACATGGGACCAACACGCAACGGTAGATTCAACAACTGCTATGCTGACACAGAATTCTACAAAAAAAGTTCTGCTAACCCTACTTTTGCTGGTAACTGGACAAATCAACTAAAAACTATTGCCCGAGATTTTCCCAAGGTCAGTTTTTTTAGAGTAGTAGGCGATACCACTGCTGAAATACGTGAACTGCTGGGCGTGGCAAATCTAGCACACATGCCCATGACAGACTTTCAATATCGTATGCTAACCAAAGAAATCTAGCCAAAAACCTTGACACCACTGTTTAGGTAAATACCCCAGAGGATATGGTTTACCTATGACACAACAGATAATAGATGTAGGGGCGGCAGCCAATGATGGCACAGGTGAGCCCTTACGAGAAGCATTTACCGCGGTAAATGACAATTTTACGCAGATTTGGACTGCTGGACCGGTAGGCAGCCAGGTACGAATCTCTGGCAACATAATCACCACCACAGTTACAAATCTAGGGCTGACTCTGGCTGGCAACGGTATTGGCAACATACAGGCCAACAGCACCATGGTACCTGGCACCTCTGGTGTGTATGATCTTGGCGCCCCTGATAGAACATTTCAATACATTTATGGTGATTACCTTGTGGGTAATGGTGCATTAATCACTGGTATTGTGGCCAACACCAGTTATAACAATTCTAATGTAGCGGCCTTCTTGCCCACATATACCGGCAATCTAGTCAGCCTAACTGGCCCAGTTATAACCACAGCCAACGTCGTAGCCGGCAATCTTATAACCAGTGGATTTTTAGGAGTTACCGGTGCCATCACAAGTATGGCCAACATTACCGGCAATAATCTGATCAGTTCAGGATCGATTTCTGCTGTTGGTAACATAACCACCACTGCCAATGTTGCTGGTAATTATTTTATTGGTAACGGTGCTTTCTTAACAGGCATAACCGCAACAAATATTGCAGCCGCGGCGCTGACTGGAACCACACTCAGTTCCAATGTATTATACTCAAGTCTAAAAGTTGTAGATGATTTATTATATTTAGATGTAGTTGGCAATGTCACAACCCAAGGCCGTTTCATTGGGTCGGGCGCCGGACTAACCAACATTCCCGCCGCAAACGTATCAGGACAAGTTGCCAACGCCACAGTAGCAGGCACAGTGTATACCAATGCACAACCAAACATTACTTCAGTTGGTACACTAACATCGTTAACTGCAACTGGTAATATTACTGGCAATTACTTTATTGGTAACGGTGCATTACTAACTGGTATATCAACTTCGGGTGTAAATGCCAACGCATTGGTTGGTGATGTACTAAGTTCTAATGTATTGTACTCAAGTCTAAAAGTTGTAGATGATTTGTTGTATTTGGATGTGGTTGGTAATGTTACCACCGCTGGAAGATTCATTGGGTCAGGTGCTGGATTAACAAATATACCAGGTGGTAATGTCACAGGCACAGTGGCCAATGCCACTTATGCTGTCACTTCAGGAACTGCATATTCAGTTGCAGGTGCAAATGTATCAGGCACAGTGGCCAATGCCACCTATGCCGTCACTGCTGGCACAGCAACTACTGCTGGCACAGCCAATACTGCCACATATGCCAATACGGCAAATGCTGTGGCTGGTGCAAATGTATCTGGCACCGTGGCCAATGCCACTTATGCTACTAC